TCCCGCATTTTGGTAGACACGTTCCGAGGATCGGCAGTGTTCAGCGTGGAAATACGCACCCAACGATAAGAGAAGCCTTCCTTTTTAATGGGTTCCGGGAGTAATTCCGGGGGTTTCCATTGTTGAGGACGCTCTGCTGTTTCGCGGTTTTGCACTTCACGAGGGATACGGTTTTCAGCCATTTTGGTTCTCCAGTTCAACCATTTTCTTAGCGTAAAGCTCAAGTGGTATTCCTAACCGCTTGGCTACGTTTTGTTGCGTTTTTGTCAGTCGAATTTTCTTCGGGGCTGACGTGCGTTGTGCCGAAGCTACAACGGATCTAGGGCGACTAGCCTTCGGTGCTTCTTCCGTGCCCACTTCAATATCATCAAAGCGTTCTGGGAATGCCTTCCTCATTGCGTTGTCGATTTTCTGATAATACTCAGAACTCTTCGTATAGCCTTCACCAAACTCACGCACTAACTTATTGTGCACTCCGTAGGCAAAGCCTGTCATATCTTCATCGCCGGGGCGTTCGAACCATTTATTGTTCTCGGCCCAACTAACAACCATCTCGTCCAACTGCGGTTGAGGTGCTTGCTTTTGTTCAGTATAGCCGGGATTTATCGGTTTTTGCAACTCGATAGGTTTAAAGCTATTAACCTGTTGCATTTCGAACTGCGCTTTGTACATTTCTTCTTGCGCGTTAACAGCGGCATCAGTGTCCCCTGCGTCCATAGCGGCCTTTAATTTGGCCCGTGCGTTGGAGATTGCAACTTCTGCTAGCGACTTAGATTTGTCGATATAGGCGTTACTGCCCACATTAACAAACTCTTGTAACTTTCGGTTTTCATCCGCCATGGCTCTGGCTGCGCGTTCGAGTTCTGCCATCTGGCGTGATAACGCCTCTGCCTTACGCCGCTCGTCATGTCGAGCATGGGTTAACTCTTTTAGGCGTTTCTGTACCTTAGAGCTGTACTCGTTTAGCTCATCTTCCGTTGGCTCCTCGATTTCCCGATCAAGGGGTTTACGGTTCCTGTCTTCTGGTGGCGTATCATCGACCACCTCGATTTCAGGCTTACCTTCTACCTCCTCATCAGTCTCAAGATCTAGCTCAAACTCTGGTGAATCGGCGCTGCCTTCTTTCGATTCGTCTGGGAATTTAAATCCGTTAGCCATTATTTACTCCTTATTTGCGCTTGACGCCACGGGGGTCGTCTACAACCGCCTCGATAGAATCATCGTTGATGAGCCTGAATTCCTTGCCGTGGATAACCAGCCTAGAACCAGAGTTGGGGCGAACCAAAACAAAGTCGCCTTTCTTGCACCACGGCCCTGTCGGGAACCGCGTGGAATCGGTATAACAATCAGGGCCAAGATCCACCACAAACAGTACAGTGGTTAACACTTCTTCATAGTGCATGGTCTCGTCGGCTTTTAGAATGCCGCTTTCAAACGCTTTTTCCGTGTCAGGAATGGCGCATAAAATACGGTACCCTGAAGGTCTAGGCAACTGCTTGGCCTTCTCTTCCGGTGCTGCCGTTGTGTTTATTGAACCCACGACTTTGGGGTTTTTAGGGTCGGTCGCGAGGAGTATCTCACTCATCGTTTTGCTCCAAGTTTTGTTTAAGGTCTAAAAGATCGCGTTCTGTGTGTGCTAGACCTTCAATTACGCCACACAGCCGTTGGTACTCCTCATAGCTTCTGCAAGTGCCCGTAGACACTGCGTCAGCGATATCATTCATGCGTTCACGAATTTTTTTGCGTAGAACGTCTAACTCATTCATTGTTTACTCCCCGAGTAATTTATTGCTGCGGTCTTTTGCGGACTTAACTGCGTCTTCTACTGTGTTGTGCACGCTGGTTGGTGATATTTCACCAGCCTTAATCATCTTAACTAGCGCGGCTTCCGAATATTCTTTACCGTCGTGGATGCTGGGCACGTTCACCCACTTTCCGTCTATTGGCAAGGTAACAGACAATTCTGAAACATTTTTTCCTTCGTCTGTCTTGTACACCGGACGGCCTGCCGTTGTTGTTTTATCTGTGCGACTACCAACCTTACCCCCCGCTTTAAAATTTTGCTGCATTTGGAATTGGGTTTTGGCAACATCAATACCTGCACGTAGTCCTTCCGCTTGTTGCTTGGCCTGTAACTCACCTTGCTTTACCCCCGCCTTTAGGACTTCTAACTGCTGCTGGGATTCGAGTTTGGCTTTGGCTTGCGCGGTTTGTGCACCGATACGCATACCTTCTTTTTCCATCTCAAGCTCCATCTTCTCGCGCTCAAGTGCCAACTTGTCAGCCTGAGCCGAAGCGTCAACAATCATCTGCTTCTCTTTGATCTCAACTTCTTTCTGTTTGATCTGGAGTTCAGCTTGTTGCATTTGGACGATTGGGTCTTGTTGAGTCTGGGCGTTTTGTTCTGCTTGAGCCTGAGCTTGATGCTTACCCAACAACTGACCCGCCGCTTGTGCGGACAAGCGAGACAACTCAACTTCGATGTTCTCTGGCAGCTCAGCGTCAGGTGCGGGCAAACTAACACCCATCTGTTCTTGGATCTTCGCTCTGTACGCAAACGCAACGTGCTCTGTAATATGCGCTTGAGCGGCTTGCATTAGAGCCTGTGCTTGTGGGTTCTGCCCAATCACCTGCATTAACACTGGATCTTGCATTGCGGTCATGTGGACTTGGATATGCGCCTCGTGGTCTTGGTAAATAAAGGCTTTAACCGGCTTGCCGTTCAGGATGTTCATGTTCTCGCTGACTGGGTCGGTGGGCTTCTGGTCTTCATCTAGTGGGACTAACTCGTCTGCGTCCTTGATGCTAAGCACGTCCAACATCTGTCGGTGTAACTTAGGCAGGTTGTAGATCTGTGGTGCCATCTGTGCGAGCTGGATAACTGCCTGATACTGCACAACCCGTTGTGCCAAAGTGCTCGCGTTAGGATCTGAGACCGGAATGATCTCGACCATGTTGTAGTCTTCGGCGCGGGCGTGTGCCTCACCGTCTTTGGGGTCGTACTCATACGACTGGGGTGCATGGTCTCGGATCAGTTTGGCTAAGAGCTTTAACTCCTGCTTCATCGAGAAGTGCATCCGTGCCTGAACTGCTGACATAACCTTTAAGTTACGCTCGATCAACGCCAACGTCGTACCCACTGGGGCATTGGCTGACATATCAGACACTTTCATATCTGGGCTAGCTGCGAACCGTCGTGCTTCTTCAGTGATAATACCTAAGAGCGCCAGTAACGCTTGGCTTGGCTCTTTGTACGGCAACGGCATGATGTTGTCACGCAGGGCGCCAGACGCTACATCCACGTCCCTAAACTCACCCGGTGAAATCGGTGTGTCATCACCCTTAATACGTAGTCCTCGGGTCTTCAGACCCCCCGGCAAGTTAGATAACGTACCGGCATCAACCAACTGACGTGTAATCGCTGTGGCTGACTTCGCTGAGTTACCAATCAAGTGCACCAAACCAAAACCGTAAGACCCGAACCCCGGCACGTATTGATAATGCACGAAGAACTGATTGGGTTTCTTGTATGTTGCGGTGGGTACGGGGTCGTAGTTTCTGCGGATAGCCAACACTTCGCTGGTTTCTTTCAGGATTGTGACTACATACGGCAGTGGGATACCGGTGGCTTCGCCGTCCTCGTCTTTGTCCTCGAACCCGGGCAAGTCTAACTCAACGTGCATCTCAAGCAACAGGGGGCGATCATCGTATGTCGCACTAAACCCGGTCTCAGTGTCCTTGGCTTTCTGGATGGAGTCTGGCTGCATCACCGCTACATCAGAAACATCAATGTCATCGCGGTAAAAGCCCGACTCTTGCAGCTTTAACAAGTCTGACTTGGTCTTACGCATACGGTGGGTAATGCGCTCACACATTGAAACATCCGACACGCCGTAAGGCAGAATCACATCCTCTGCTGGCACAAACAACGACACCTGACGTCCCACGGTGGGATCAAAATACACCTTCTTAAACGCTGAGCCCGCAATCGGTAAACTCCACAACATTCTTTCATGCTCTGGGCGGTACTCGGGCATCTTCTCTGTGAGCTCGTAGTTCATGTCCGCACGGACACGATCAGCGGCTTGGGTTTTGTCGCGGGTAACTTCACCTATAATCTTTGTGCGTACAGGGCCACTGGCTGGGAAAGTCTCCATAATGGCCTCTGCTTGAAACCGCACTGCGGCCTCAGCAATCATCGGGTGGTGTACACCGCAAGCGCCCTCCCACGGCTCTGTACGCTCTTCGTACTTCAGACCCAGCAACTTAATGCCTTCGGTATAGGTCTCTTCCCAGTCCTTGCGCGACGCGATGTCGTTGTCATAGGCAAAAACTAAGTCACTAGCCAATAGCGATAGCTCACGTTCATCCATGTGCTCGGCTAAGTTAGCATCAAACGGTACATCGTCCTCATCTTCTGCACCGGGGATAATTGTGATCTCAACTGACCCATCATCTAGCGTGACCATCTCTGGGTTAACAATCTCGATCTCTAACTCAGGGGCCTCTTCCATGCTGTCCATACCCATTGGTGCTGCGTATAAGCTCTTTTCGATTGCCATAATATGTCCTTAGTAGTAAGCCGCTTTGCGCGGGTAGATGATTTCGTCTTCTTCGTCTGAGTGCAGCCTAATAAAACCGCCTTTTCTGAATCGAATTAACGCTTGTGACGTCGAGTCAACCAAGTCGTCGTGTTCAGAGTTCGGAAATGCAGCGAGTTCCTCTACAACCTCTTCCGCCCAGCGCGTTTTTGGTGCCCATACCTTGCCAGACGAAAACAAATCCGTGATGGCGTTAACTCGCGCTATCTTATCATTGCCTCTGGTCGGTGTATATTCGCTAACAGGTACGCCCATCTTACGCAGCTCAAAAACCAACGGGGCTCCCGCCGCCTTTGCCTCGATAATGCACGTATCCGGTTGCCATTCTTGGTAATAACGCAAGGCAGCCGCCTTTAGCTCTGGAAATTCCATGCGTTTCTTAACGGCATCTAGCAAAATAATGTTCGCATCGTTAGGATTCTCG